TATATGCACAGCGAGATTATTTTTTCTTTTTTTGTTTTAATCGGAGGTATTGTCGCTCTTCATACTTCTCAAGCGCTTTCAGATCAATACTGATTTGGAAAAATACATCAAAACACCGACTTGGTAATCCTTAATTACTAATTAATAATTACTAATTAATAATTACCCAAACATCACCATCCCAGCTTCACCGCTCATGCCATACATGTGAAATTTCCATCCGTGCTTTTGCATCAGATAGTAATCTATCGTATCGGTATAGTGCGTAGCGTGACCTTGATTGAATGAGCGGTTTTTCTCATCCTTTTTTATTTTCTTAAAGTCCGGTGTGCGCTCCGTATTGTGTACAGCGATCACTACGTCCTTACAGGATTCAGCATTCATTCGGATTTTGGGTAGATGTGGCTCCTTCTCTCCGAGTAGCTTATTGACAAAAGCATAGCGGATATCATGGTTTTCGGATACAGCTGTCGTGACGGCTACATCTACGTGCCATCCATGATACGCAAATCGCTCCATCGCTACTTCATAGTAGGTTTTACCAGTAGATTGCTTATTGTGGCCACGAGGCTCACCCCAAAATCGCACGAACTTATACCGATGATCTCGGTACTTCGCGCAAAACTTATCCACCAGGTCATCGATGCCTACATTTTGGGTGACATGAAAGGCATCCTTGCAGCGCTCTTCGTTTTTTCGGAGATCTTCCTGCCACACCGTGAAGCCCGTAAACCATCCACCGAAATCCCAACTCAGGTCCATCATCAGATCCGCATCGATATCTTTGATACCTATAGGTTTGATACCAAATAGATCATCTTCTTCATAGTCATGCAGTGGATCATAGAGATGTGTAGTATCTTCCCAAGCAAAATAAAAACATATCTCCGACTTACCATGTCGTTTATTCATGATCTCTATATCATGTATAAATTCAGGCATTTCAGACTTCATCCTATCGAGTGACTTCTGGCCGAGTACGTGTACATTGTCATAAGCAGTACTTTCGAGAAAAAAGTACTGATCTGGCTCCATCTTGGCCCGATCTTCATATTCTAATAGATACAGCCCATCAGATCGCCACGGCATAGATGAGTACATAGAGAGCTGGCCGTGCGACCAATGCGAGAATTTATTGCCATTGCCCCGGATAGATGGTATGAGTACCTGAGATAGTACATCTCTTTTGACCAGCGCAGCTTCGTCTATCTCTCCACCATCGTAGCTACCACCACGAGCGATCTCAGGACGATCCATACTAAGCAGCTCTATCGTGTAGCCATTCATGAAGGTGATGACGTTGGTATATTTGCGTGGTGCATCATACGGACGTATCCACTTGCGTGGCGGTATCTTTCCTACTACGTAGTGACCATTCTGCTGACCAGGTATGTGCTCTATGAGACCGAAGTTTTCCCATATCTTCGTGATAGGCGGCAAGGTCTTGGTAAGCAGCTGCGTATAGGTAGATGAGCTGAAAAAAAACTTCGCACGAGGTAGATCACCAGTTTTTTGGCGCTGTGATACACCGATCATCACCGACTTACCCGATCCACGGCCACCGATCCACACACGGGTATCCTGCATAGCTCCAGCAAATTCGATCTGCTTATCATTGAGATATACTTCTCTACTCTTCTTCATACTTCGCTTCTTCTATGAGCGCCTTTGGGTTTGAAGTAAATACTACCGTAGGTATCGTAAGATCTTGAATGTCTTCGCTTTCGGCTTGTGGCAATGCCTTTGGTAGATCATCGAGCTTGATGAGTAGCTCATTGGCTTGTAGGATGAGTTTATAATCGGGCTTTGGTGCATCTTCTAGCTTGCGGATGATCTTATACAGTGCTTCACGGCGCATATTTTTGAGAAAAAGCCGATTGACTTCCATCACATTTCCGAATACATACGTCGCATCATTCACCACCTTAAATGCAGTGCGCTCTGTGATGTCGCCTACTTCGCTGATCATCTTTACGATCTTGGTCATGGACCTATTTGGTTCGCTCATGATGGCAAATGCCTGGACGAGCAAATTGCGATAAGCTTCGTCATCAGCGGTCAGCTGGAGCCGCTCATCTTGCATCGCCATCAGTATTTTTTCACGGCGTGGTGTGAACTTGCTCCTGAACTCCTGATCGTTAAATATTCTTACCGAAGTTAATCGCTTTTTGGACATATTGTTTATGGATTTTCAGCTCCCGGAGCTTTGTTTCTTGATCTTCGATTTTGGTTTTTAGTCTGGCCGCATCTACAGGCTTGGACACAGCCATACGTTGATGAAGCTCATCTAGATTTTTACTACATCTAGTTATGTACGTGCGCAGATTGTGGTTGAGTTTGTATAGCTCTAGATCATCATCGGGCACAGGATATTTGTCGTTTTTTGGCAACTCAGCGACTTCTTTTGTCTCCTGGTACACATCGAGCCTAGATATGATCTCTTTGATACGGTCTGTCAGCTCCGTGATGGCGTCACTGATCCTAGCGCGTTCACCATCAGTCACACAGCTATGAAAGGCATTGCTCAGCTCATCCCTACTCGCTCGCAGATGGCGCAGCTCTATTTCCATCGTGGTAGCTGCTTTTTGTGCTACTTTCTGCTCCACCGGTGCAGGTTTTACCTTGACGGGTATCGCTTTGATCTCATTGATGACATACATGGCATGCAATAGATTGTACCCACTGCGCAGCTTGGCTAATAGTGGATTGAGTGGATCTTTGTCCTGCAGGTATTCTACTTTGCTCCAGTAATCGCTTTCGGTCATTACTTTGGTATTTCGTTAGTATTATCGGCTTGCGTCTGCACACCGCTTTTGTTTTCGTCGAGCTTGGTGATGAGTATATCTTCGAAGGTGTATTTGATCTCAGGATCATACCAGCCATTGATCTCCAGCATAAGCTCGAATGGCTCCAAGATGTCCGCTCGTCGCCTTGGTAGCTTGGAGATGATGAAGTACATGAGCAGATTGCGCACTTCTGAGCCTGATGATAGTTTACCACTATTCTCTATACCTGCCAATATCGGAGGAAATCCTTGTGCTGAGATATTCGCTTGATTCGATGCTTCGAATAGCTTCAGCAAGGCTTCATCCTTCATGTCGTACTTGATCTCTTCGATCTTGATACCGTGATACAGCTTGGTTATCTGGTCGAAGTCTTCGATAGTATATACTGCACGGCCAGAGTTTTCCATACCAGCGAGATAGTCATTCATTTTGTCCAAAAATGCTTGCTGTGCAGTAGTGGCATCGGAAGTACATTTGTTTCTATCTTCGTCTGTAGTAGCTCTAGAAAAAGCCGTTTTGTCCAAAAAGTAGTTTCTAGGTATCTTGATGTGAAATCTAGGCGTGTATCCATTTTTCACATTATTTTTATGGAAAACAGGGATATTATTTGCCATATCTATCCACTCTTCGCCGCCCCAGTAGGCAGGATGATAGAGATATCCGTCGTGAAATACTTCGTCGCCAAAGTGCATCATAAACTGTGTAGGCAATTCTTTCACATCATCATAATCTGGCAATGCTGCGATATATCGCACCGGATTTTTATCTTTATCTATCGGCAAGTCCCAGTCTGCACAGATGTAGTATCCAGGTACCACACCATTGACTTTTTCGGCAGGGCGCACATACTTACAGTCGTACGACTTCATATACAAGATCGTACCGTCTTTTGCCTTCATAAATTCTACGAAGACATTGGCATGTTTGTAGTAATTGAGCACGCCATTTTGTAGATATCTTTTTGCCCATTTCGATTTGCGTATCCATGCAGCTATTTCAGGTTTTAATGGCTCGAATTTTCGCTCCTTCTCTCCTTTTTCATTGTAGGATTCTCGATAGGCTTGTAGCCCTTGGCCTATAAGTAGATCACGCTTGGACGATATCAACTCACCGACTATATTAGATGACATAAGCAGCGCATCACGGTACTGTGGCAGTAGATTGTCTTTTCCCCAGAATTTTATCTTTTTATCGATACCTTGATGCTGTACCACTTCGCCGATATCGTAGCCGGTGTCAATGTGTTTTTTTACACGCTTATCATAGTGAAACTCTATGACTGTGCCCGTGCCTGCGTGAAATAATGCTTCAGGCGAGATAGGCAATAATTGCTCAGGAATATCTTGGATGGCAAAATTCATTGTCTAATGATTGGTTTTGTATTATAGGATAAGATGTGTGATATCTTCAGCGTATTCACCACACCTTTCTCTACATCGGTGAGTTTGATGATGTCTTCATTGGTATCTATGAAATCAGCAAATGTAAAATCCTTGCTATTGACAGAGCCTTTCGACTTACCTGTCGAGCGCACGTATGCAAGCCTAAATGGTTTACCATCAGATTTGCGGATTTGGTACAGGACTTCATTTAGTGTCATGATATCACAAGTGGAAATGATTGTCCAATTTTGAACTTTCTATCTGAATAGGCATCAAATTGAATATTTAGTTGCGGCACACTTAAAATCAAGGTTTCTTTTCTCTTACCTATTACAAATGTGTTGACAGTCAATTTGGCATTACATTCAAACATTTTATTATTTTTTGTTTATGATACAAAGATGTGCGCACCCATTTTTTCAAAAAAGGACACCTTTTTCCAATTAGTAATTAATAATTAGTAATTAGTAATTACTAATTACTAATTATTAATTAATTCTATAGCCTACAGTCACGACGCCCGACTGATTGAGCACATTGTAATTATAGCCCAATTGTAGCCTTCTCACGGATATACTCATACCAGGAGCGACTACACCGTTTCCTAGCTGCGTATTGCCGAATATCGTCACCGACCGAGACCATTCCTTTACGATATTTTGGACACATTTTGTCCGCACTACAGATATACTATCCATCCAGCCTATCGTGCGGATGTAGTATGATGAGTCTTTGTACTCATTTACGGGTACATCAGTGTAGAGCCACGCTGTATCTAGTACCTTGCGGTCCTTGATGATGTTCACGACATTGGTGTCATAGACATAGACGGGCAGCTTTACCTTCTGATATCGTATCAGCGTGGCACCTGGTACTGTCTGGATGATCGTATCTGTGTGGCAGATCGTATCAGTGCTACCGATTGTCGTAGGTCTATCGGCTGAGCTCACCCATATGAGTAGCCCGATCAGGATGGCTATTAGGATTTCCTTCCAGTGATTTTTTAGATTGAATTTGCTCATAATGATGCATTTGTAATGATGGAAATTTGAAAAAATTGACATGCAGACACTCACGGCTGCAAAAATATTTTTTGGACATGATGGCTTCTACGGGCAACTCATAGCGCTCGCATCCACAGCCATCACATACTAGTTTCGGTCTGAAGGTTATTTTTGGTTTTCTCATATTAGTACCTTGCTAATTGTTTGATTTCGTTAAGTTCGTCATCTTTAGACTTGATATCGAAGTAGCTCACCTTGGCAGATATATTGCTCAGGGCTGCTGGCATCATCTCAGTGAGTCTATCGAGCGATGCAGCGAGCATCTCGATGCGTGGATCAGATGTAGCAGCGGCCACTTGTGTCGCTTGGTTGCGGCTCAGGATCGATGATGTGAGCCCTGTAGGATTGGTATTGGGTAGGCGCACTACGCCACTATCCGCAAACCCAGGTACACCGAGTTTTGCAAAAAACGCATCACCACCAGCCATTTCTTGATGACGTTTATTGAGCACTACTTCACCAGGTTTTACTACGGCCAGTACATTGTCGCCTCCTTCTTGTGTAGGAATATTGGGCACTACACTTATCTTCTGTGATCCCTTCAGATTATAAGGTTTTACCTTACCAGAATCATAAAATTGCTGTGCATTGATCTTACTGATGGCGAGTCCTGCTCTACCGACTACAAGTGCAGTACGTATAGCTCCCAACGCCCAACCTATAGGCCCTAATTCCGCTGTAGTCTTCCATATAGATGATATTTCTGCAACAGAATTTACCAATACTTTACCGCTCTCAAATGCTTTGATCAAGTCTGCATTCTTTTTACGTGCCGCTTCATCTTTACTGAGTATATCTACAAGAAAATCAAATGAATCTTGAATATTTGCTTTACTGGCTTCTGAAATAGCTTTTAGCTTTATTTCCTTAAACTTTGCTTTATCTATTTGTCCCGCATCAAAAGCGTCTTGTGCTTCTGACCATAGCTTCATAGCTTTTTCATAAGAGTCCACACCTTCCATTGCAGATGTGAAATCTTTAGCGTTTTTATCATCATTATATTGTTTTTTCAATCCAAGTAATTCTTCCTGCTGCTTTTTATAAGCTTCAGTCTGTTCTAGTCCTTCTTTTTTCATTTGAGCTAATACAGCTTCAGCATGATTTATCTTTAGCTTTAGCGACTTCATATTATACTCTTCCTCGGTGATCAGCTTGGCAAGAAACATTTCTTGTAGTTCGCTCAGTTGTAGGTTTTCGCTATCCTTTATGATCTGTGCACGCTTCTCTACGATCTCCTTATCTACCTTCAGCATCTCTATATTGAGTGCACGACGCTCCGCACTTTCTTTCTGTCCGAATGCATCATATAGCTCGATGCGTGTAGCAAGCGATGCAGATAGATTGCGCAGCTTCTCTAGTTCATATTCTTCTTGAGATACCTTGCCTTGTAGATAGCTCTCTTCGAGTAGTGCCTGCTCACGGGCCAGCATGTCCAGGAGCGTCTTTTCTCTCAGGTCGATATCCACCTGTGAGAGCGTAGGCACCGTGAGTGTTTTTGGAGCTTCGGAGTATTGGTTTTCTTTTTTGGATTTTTTATCAGTGGAAGTGGTACCAGTAGCGCCTGTTTTGGTTGATCCACCAAAAACACCATTATTTACGATGGCTTTTGCCTTAGTTTCTTGAGCTTCCTTTTTGATCACTTCATTGTAGGCATCTTTATAAGCCTGACCTACAGTCTTACCAGCTTTGGCATAATCAGCTTTAAGTGATTCTAGCTGTTTTATTTCAGCTTTTACTTGATCACGTCCATTGATGGTAAATAATAACTCCGCTTCTTTGGCAAATATCTTGAGCGAGAGTAGCGTAGATTTGAGATAGTTTGCGGCATTATCGAATGTCTGTTGTATCGCTGCTTTCAGGCCTGCAAATACGGCAGTAGTATTCGTCACAGCATCTATAATGAAATCAAATGTAGCTGCAAAAGCTTTTACTATTCCACCAATTACAGGCAATTCTTTCAGTATGTTAAATAATTTTACTTGCTGATCATACCAAAATCCCAACGCATTCACTACAAATGAAATAGTATCGTACACGATTCTTAATAATCCAACTAAAAAATTTACACTCGTCGAAAACTCTCCTGTCGCTTTATCTCCAGATACAAGTACACCCACAAACTTCTCAGCAAACGTAGCTACATTATCCAATACAGGCCCAAGGAAGCTGAGAACATTAGATATCAATAATCCTATACCTTCCTGGATATCGTCTATTCTATTTTTAAACTTTTGGAATGGACCCAATCCAGCATCAGCGGCAGCCTTGGCAGATCCTTTAAACTGTGTCTCCAGTTCCTTCAGTATCACGGTCTGTGCACCTGCTACATCACCAGTTTCTACTAGTGTTTTGATCGTAGCTTTCTGGTCGGCAGTAAATTGTACACCTGCTTTGCTAAGCGCAGTCACACCTTTTACAGGATCATTGAGCGCCTTACCTACTTGAATACTTGCAGTACTTAGATCTGTTTTTAGTGATGTAGCCATATCTGTGATGGCAGGTATAGCTTGGTCGTAGATTGATCCACCTACTTTAGTAAATGTGAGCAAAAGTCCTTGCGCTTCTTGTATTTGGTCATCGGAGTATAAGGTTAACTTTTGTAACTCAGATGATTGTTTTACCAATTCTTGTACAGATTTCCCAGCAGCGCCACCGGTACTTTTTATAGCTGCTTCGAGTTGTGCTTCAGCTTTTGCAGCGCCATCAAATGCTGTGATACTATCTTTGGCAAGTCCAAACAACGCACCACCTATCTGCCTGATGCCTTCTATTATTCCCAATGGTGCTAAGAATGCAAGTCCTTTCCTAAAATTTGCACCAAATCCAGTTGCTATAGGGCTTACTTTCTGCATCTCCTGACCTACAGCTCTCGTCCTCCTGCTCTGCTCTGCCAGCGCACTATTTACACGCTGCAATTCACGCTCTAGGCCCAGCTCTGCGGCTTGAGCCTGTGGTAGTATGCGTATCTGCTCCTGGAGCGCACGTTTGCGGTCTGTCAGGTTTTTGATAGAGAGTTTGGTATAGTCAGTCTGACCTAGTCGCTTACTGATCTCAGCTTGCTCACGCAGTGCAGCGTTGTACTCATCGGTACCCACTTCCATCTTTTTGATATTGCGAGTCAGCTCCGCACTGCGCTGTACGGCTTTCTGGTACTCTACGCTCTCCTTAGCATCGATGGTGATGATGAGCTGCGCCTGATCCTGTCGTATAGACATAAGTATCTTATTTTAATGATACAAATATCTACGATCGGATAATGGTAATTTAGGACGCTTTAGTAATTACCAATTACCAATTATTAATTACTAATTACTAATTGGTAATTAATATCATTCAGGCTATGCTCCACCACGGCATCCACCAGCTTCGCATACAGTTGATAGATATCTGATCCTTTTTGTTTGTTGTACCATTGTTGGCGTTTCAGTTTTTTTCTTTTTTTGGAGATACCCCAAGCGATATTATTAATGATCCGGGTAGTAGATACATCCACGATGTTACCACCACGGCGCACTTGAGTAGGATATTGGTAGCCTTTCAGGAAGTTGGATATTCCTTTGCGCTCTACCCATTTTTTTATCCGCTCCAGGCCTTCAGGAGTGAGATCAGATTGACGCTCTACTTTGCGCATATCGAAGAGACGCATGTGATCTGCAAAGTTGGTGATCACCACAGCAGCCGTCGCACTGGTAGCTTTCAGTACATCCACGTCAAAGGATGCTGCACCTTCACCAGTGTCTTTTTTGACCTTGGTAGCTGCGGCTTGAGCTACATCCTGGATAAATTCTTTTGCCCATGCTTCCGTCACTTCATTGATGACCGCTTCTCTTGTTTTCATATTTCATTATAATAAAAAAGGCTGTACCAGAGCACAGCCTTCAACTTCTTTAAACTATTAATCTCAAAAACTCAAATCCGCTTTAAAATTGGAAGTACTTTGCGTAAAACTCATCTTGTGCTATCTCAGCCTTCGCTTGCTCTTCTGTCCATTTGTCCATATAGATCTTGCGACAATTATGATAGCATCCATTACGGAAAGATGGACCTATGTATCTGAATCCTTCACCAGTAGCAGGAGGCGCATCTTGTACGCCTCCTACAGTCTCGGTATTCTCTTTGGCA